GACACTACGGACAATCGCCATCTTGGTTCGCACGGTGCTGGGTTTGTTTCGTAACAACAGCTTGCGTTGCAGAAGCTCAAGATCCGCTGGCCTTATGCTGGCCCAGTCCAGTGTGTCGATAGTCTGACCGAACTTGAGCAGAGGTACGACCGAGCGAAGCACACCTTCCTGCTTGTGTGCAGTCGATGGCCGCAAGCTAGCCAGATATTCTTTCGTAACTCTACTCAACGTCCTCACCGGCCTTGAGGGCTTCACGCATCTGACCTGCTTTTCGCTTGCGTCTACCGAAACCATCGGAGCTTTCTGGGTGGCCGGGGCGGGCCGCTGCTAGCTCGACTTCTTCCAAAAGACAGATGAGTGTGTGTATGTCCGACACCCTAGCCGTGGTAAAGTCAGGAGCCACGTGCCCATCAGGCCATGTGGGTATGCGGAACTGGAAGCTGTCGCTGCCGACGTTCCACTTTACTGTGCAGTTATCCAGCTTCCATGCAAAGCGTTGGGTGGTGGACTTGCGTATGCTCGACTCGTTATTTCTCTCACTCATTATGATCTCCTCTTGATAGGTGATGTGCGATGTGCAAAAACCATCGGCTTAGATTTAACACTTGATGAGCAGTTGTCAAGAGACGGTAGGAGGATGAGGTTGTTGAAGCTGAAGCGTGTAGGAATTTACCCGTTTAATCCGGACACTAAGCAATGCGAGTGTGGGTTGGAGAGTTGTGATAGTCCGGGCAAACACCCGAGCAAGAAATTATATAACAAGGATTGGGTCGGAGGTGTAGGCGCGAAGGTCGAAGGCTTTCTCGTCGTGGACATCGACCCGAAGAGCGGCGGTCCCGAAACCCTGCGCCAACTGACCACGGTTCTTGGACCACTGCCCAAGGACACGCCGAGGGTAGCGACTGGTGACGTTGGCGGTGTGCGAGGTACGCATTACTACTTTCAAAAGCCGGAAGGAATCGAGCAGACCAAGATCTCATGGGCACCCGGCATAGACATCAAGGTCAGTGGCATGATCGTGATCCCCGACTCGCCTCATGTATCTGGTGTCAACTACGAATGGGAGGTGAAGCCCGGTGAACTCAAGCCGCTACCTGAGCCTTGGCTCAAGGCTCTTACCAACCCATCAGTTTCAAAAGCCACCGAGAAGCCGACCAAAAATCTACCGGACATAGAGAACAGGGTTGCTGCTTGCCGTGAGAGAATCGCCACATTGCCAGCCAGTGTGTCAGGACATGGCGGGCATGACAAGGCAATGAGTGCGGCGGTCTGGATCGTGCGTGGATTCTGTATCGACGACGAGGACATCGCGCTAGATATATTTGACAACGAGTTTAATAACCGATGCACCAACGCAGCGGGCGATGCCGACCCATGGGATACGAAGCAGGCACGACACAAGATCCAAGATGCTTTGAAAACTGAGAAGGTACCTTGGGGCTTTGGCCTCAAGCAACTCGTGGCGCAGGACTTGGGCCTTCGCCCCGGCAGGAAGGGCGGCATTGCACAGGACCCCGAGAACCTACGACTCATCTTTGAAAAGCATCCCGACTTGCAGTTCATTCGCTACAACGAGCGAGCCGACATGGTGATGTGCCGATGGCCGTGGCGCAGGGAGACAAAGCTCCGACCCTTCCAAGACGCAGACATCTTTGAGGTGCAGACATGGCTGATCCGTACGTTCGCAGTCACGTTTAACAGGGAGGATGTGAGTCACGCTATCAATCACGTGGCTCGTGAGAGATCGTACGATGAACTGCGTGTCGCTTTGGAAAGTTCCACGTGGGATGGAGACAAGCGTCTTGGTTCTTGGCTCGTGGATTACTTGGGTGCGGATGACACTCCTTATACTAGGGCGGCGGGAGAGATCTGGCTCAAGGGTGCGGTCGCACGTGTGCTTGAGCCGGGGATCAAGTTCGACTTGGCACTGATCCTTGAGGGCAGGCAGGGCGTAGGCAAGACCCAGACTTTGGAAATTCTTGCGCGTGAGTATCACCTTGAGACTAGCCTTGAGATCGACAGGCGTGGCGAAGACGAGATGTGTCGCAGGTTGTATGGCAGCGAGTCATGGATCATTGAACTCTCGGAACTCGTAGCCTTTCGTAAGTCCACGACCGAGGCGATCAAGAGTTTTCTCACCCGCAGGTTCGACAAGTACCGGAAGCCATACGCCAAGACCGTGACGATCAAGGCACGTAGCTTTGTGTTCGCTGGCACCACAAACGACAGCGAGTACTTGCAGGACGAGGGCGGCGGACGCAGGTTCTTGCCAGTGCAAGTTAAGAAACTCGATCGCGAAGCGTTGATCCGTGACCGGGACCAGCTACTGGCCGAGGCAGTCGTAGCGTTTCGTGCGAGCAAGCACATGACCCTGCCCAGTACAGTTTGGAAAGACGCAGCCGAGGCACAAGAGTCACGGCGCGTGGAGCTACCCATCGAAGCAGTCGTTGTTGATGTGCTGCACGTGAGAACTGTCGTGTCGCTAGCCGAACTCGCGCATGCGGTGTACGGAGACAAGGCTGTGGCTTCGGCAAGATCCAGCTTCGCTCGCATGGCTGTAGCCATCGCAACTCGTGAGGGATTTTCACAAGTGCGGGTCAGTGCAGGCGGCAGGAAGCAACGCCTGTATGTGCGGGAGGATGCGAAGGTCGAGGACCCCATGCGTGTTTGGCAAGCCGAGCGCAGCGATGCGCTGGACTGGGGCGAGAATCCTACGGGTCCTGCGACCACGGCTCTTATATAACTAGACATAAAACTATTGGCACTCCCAATGCCAATAAATTTTGGGCCAAAAAAAAGCCCGCGCTCGTTAGAACGCGGGCTTTTTAGGAGGTGCTTACGCGGTTGGGTTGGGCGTAAGCTGCATGAGTGAAGCAAGTAATTACTTATCGCTTCACTCGGGTATTGTCAAGAGTTAGAAGGATGGTTTCGTGAGGGGCGCAGAAGATATGGTACGCTTCCACGGTGACCGGGTTTGCTCGATGTCGTCCAGCCTGTCCAGCACCATGGTGATTTCTTCCGGCGTCGAGTCCTCCCACTCCCCGACTCCAACGGCGGTACCCTCATCGAAGTCACACGTGCCGTCGATGTTTGTGGGATAGGATACCCACTCGCCCCTCTTGTTTCCCGGCACCGGCTCCCGTCGAAACGTCATACCGAATTGTTCCAGTGCTATGCTTGTGTCACTCATTCTTCTATCTCCTCATCCGGATACTCCAAGTGGTGCTGGTCGTCTTCCATCTGTGCCTGCATCGCCTTGACATTCATAACTAGGCGATCGTGGATGGCCTCGTATGGCTCGTGCCGTAGCTCATCGTACGCTTCCATCAGCACTCGGCCCTGTGACCAGTGGAGTTGTGTAACTTTATTCACGAGCCGGAGGAGAGTGTTCTCGTAATGCTTGCTGGTGCCACGCTGCTTCACGAACAACACGGCTCGGACCCATCCCGGTACGTTGGACAGACCCACGATCTCCGAGTCCGGAGACTTACGAAAGCCCAAGGTCCATGGGCAGGGGGCCGTGGGTTCTACCCATGCTTTGTTCTTGAGCCAATGCACTTGGGCCTCGGACCAATCGCTATTCTCTTTCATAACATGAGTGTGGTGGTTCCACTCGGGGTCCCATCCGGGTCCACGCTTGTCCTCCTTCATGTCGTCGAACAGCGAAACACTGGTCGGTATCTTGGGTAGCTTGTCCTGCATATTGGCAATGCAACTGGACAGGTACGGGTCAACAACTTCTAATGGGTGCTTCATTTACTTCTCCTCCATGCTCATGAACAGGCTGCTAACCTGATCGTGGTTGCGCCAATCGAGTTCGCTGGTATCGATGCTCTTTAGCCAGCGCAGGATCACATCTATCTGGGACTTGGTCGGGTTGCCGTAGGGCATATCGTACCCGTCCTCTAACCAGCCCCGCAGGTGCGATATCTTTTGAAAGTATTGGGGTCCGGACTCGGCGCGGCACCACCTGCTAATAGCTGCGAGTACAAGATCCTCCGGTGCCGACTGCGAGTACAGCTTCTTCAAGGAAGAGGGCCACACAGTGTCATAGACGGTCATGACCAGTGCCCCGCTATACAGAAGTCCGTCCTTACGCTTATGAAAGTGTGTCTCTGTCTTGGTGGGTCGTGGCGGGGCAGTCGGGCGCAAGGACCTTGGATCATGGCACCCGTCCCGCATGAACTCCAGCAACTCCTCGTCTGTTATTGTGATGTCGCCATCGGTCCACTCGGAACCTCCCTCTGGCTTGATGAACTTGTAGCCATCGGAGGTAGTGACTTGTAGCCAGCCCTTCTCGACTGGGTGTCCGGGTTTTGTTGTTAGCTTTTTCATAACTCTCATCTCCTCGTGCAGTTTTGCACTTGTTGTTTGGCTCATGGCTCTTGGACCACTTGCCTAGTGGTCCGGACCACTTGATCTTGCCAAGTGGTCCGGACGAAAAGTTGTTGTCTCGTGTGGGTTATTCTGTAGTAGACCACTTTAGACCTCTTAAAAAGTAAAAAGAAATATAAGAGTAATAGGGGGGTGGTATAGGGGGGAGGGGTAGAGGAGGGTAATATAGGGAATCAAGTGGTCCTAGTGGTCTAGTGGTCCGCTTAACAAGAGACTGCAATGATGTCAATCAGTACTCATCGTTGCGTCTACGACGTTCGTGCGCAGCCAGAACTCCTGCCACGACTCCCGGCTTGTAGTCGATGAAGCCATTGGTCAGGCCGTGTTGGAACTCTTCAAGATCCAGCACCTGCCGAATTTTATAAGTGCCTACCAGTGCGACAGCCTCGTCCCTGCAATCATTAGAATCGTAGGTGCCGCCAGCCCGATCATTGCCATGGACACCACCATCCGAGATCCACACCTTGAGTTGAGCGTCTTGCTTACCCAGCCAGTCGAGTGCTTCACCATCACACCCATTCCACCCCAGCCCAATCGACGGGTGGCTGTTCAAAGCCTCCCAGTCTGCGACCTTGCCCTTACGAGCAAGGTAGAACAGGACAGCATCGCAGTACCCAATGATGTCTGCACGGGGTGAGACTTTCAAAACATCCACGATGTCCTGTCGAGTGACTGACATGGAGCCAGACATATCGAAGCAGAACGCAGCGCTGTTAGCAGGCTTGCGTCTTTTATAAATCTCGCCAGTCGTGAGGATCTTGTGCGCCCTCCACATACCACCCGACATCTTGGACTTGGGCTTGGAGCTACCCCGATGGTTCCGAAGCTCCTTACGTTGGGGCTTGGTCAGTGGCACCTGTACCCACGAGCATGGCCCCCAGCCAGCGGGGTTGTACCTGCCACGAGTCAGGCTTTTGCTGGTTGCGTAGTACTCTGAACCCTTGACGGCTTTCACAATCTTGTCGTCACTGATCCATTCACCAACCACCCCCGCGCTGTGGCCCTTATGCTTGCTCAACATCTTTTCAAACTCTTCGGTGCTGATCTGCGGGTCGGGCTTATTAAAGTCGGGCATGACTACGGATGGATCGGAAGTATCCACCCCATCAGGGCCATCACCATCACCATCACCATCACTAGGGTTCTTGCCTGTAGGCGGGACAGGCGTCTTCTCTCCGCCGTTCTCATCATCATCCTCGCCCTTGCCCTTTCCCTTGCCCGTCTTCTCATCATCATCCTCCTCGTCTTCCTTGCCATCATCCTTCTCTTCCATGGTTGTAGGTCCCGGTCCCGGTGGGTCTTCATCCTCATCCTCCTCGTCTTTCTTCCTTACTGGCGGTGGCGGTGGCGGTGGCGGTGGCGGTGGGGTGCCCGTCTTTTCCTCCGACACCTGCTTAGATAACTCTTCCATTCTCTGTGCCACGAAGATTGCTTGTCCGTAACCGATAGGTGTGCCGAGAACCGACAAGTCTTCGTTCTCCCAGTCTTGATACCAACTGTAGATCTCACGAGCGATGTTGACCGGGAAGGCTTTCATAACCTTCATGATCTCATCATCCCGCCACATCCCAAACTTTGCGACAGCCAGACATATCCGCTCCAGTCTTTCGTAAGTGTTGGAATCGTCCCAACACTTCGTCACAGCAGCACGGTCCTTCTCCTTGTAATTCCCGTAAACAAATTGCCGTGTGCCCTCATTGTTGGCGTGACTCATGCAGTCTCGGCCACGTGAGGATTGGAAGATCCTTCGCTTCGTGATGTTGATTCGACCATCTTCCGCAGCATTAAGTGTACGAAAGTTCACCCCAGCCTTATGCGCAGCACTCGCAAACTCTACGGGAGATGCCTCAAGATGCCCCCATTCGTGCTGCCTCGCTGCCCATGCGGAAGGGTGGGAACTGTCAGGCACATTCATAGTACGCTTCTCCATATTTATGGAAGCTGCACCCAATCTCTCAGGATCGTATGCCCCGTCCTCATCTGTAGCTAACGGGCGAATCTCCCACGATCCGGGAAGGATCGCGGCAGGTATGCCCTTGTACTTCGCATCTTTCGCGTTGAGTTCGCCATAGATTTCTCGCCGCTCGTTCTTGACAACTTTCTTTCCTGACATGTTCACTCTCCTCCTCGACTGCCTATCTGGCAGTCGCTTTCATGGTTTCCCACTGTGCGTGGATCTGCTCGGCTCGCTCCTCGTCCGTTGCGAGAGCCAGTGCCGCCAGCAGGTTGGGCAACATGCGACCATCGGGTTGCTTGGTAGCCAGATCTTGTGCCCATTGGGCAACAAGCTGCCATTCCGCACCAGTGATACGCTTCGCCGTGTCCTCCTCAAACGCCGATGCCTGCACCAACTTATGTAAGCTCTTGGGTATCGCAGCCCACAGCCCCGGTGCGAGGTCGTTGATCGCCACCTTCGCATGCATCCTACGCTTCAGCCCACCGGGGAACTCGTCTACATGATCGTTCGAGAACCCGATGCAGCGGAAGTTAGGATGGGGCTTGTACGTGCGAACCCCCTCCCCCACAATGTCAACGTCGATGGGCAATCCATCGAGTGCCAAGAACCCAAGCGTGAGGCACTCCTCACTTGCCCGGTTCATCTCATCCCACAAGAACACCTTGCCGTTTGCATAAGCGTCCACCAGAGGGCCGATGTGCGTATCGAACTTGCTGTTGCCCGTGGTGGGGTCGATCACCTGCACCTTTACGCCCGTGAGTTCGTCTGCACTGGACTGGTCGTGGATGACGGGTCTTACATAAGTCACGCCGTTAGCATCGAGCCATTGCTGCACCGTGTAGGACTTCCCGGTACCGGGCACCCCGTACAGGATGAAGTTCTGCGCAGTTCCGAAAGCCATTGCTGCGCGGCACCAGTCACGCTTATCCACTGGGGTGTCGGCCCACTTGGTGACTGCGGCTTGTGTAAACTTACGAAGGGTTGGTGTCTGCCATTCTTGTGTATTCATGCTCTTCTCCTTGTGTGCGTTAGCACGGTTTACCAGTCGTATTCGACGGGCTTGCTCGCGTCAGTGTTGTCCTGACGAGGTTCGTCTTCCGTAACTTCCTCCTGCTCCGGTGCAAGAGATTCGATTGGCGGCAGGGAAAGCTCGTCGTCAAAGTCCGAGCTACTACTCGCTGCCGTGCGATCGTTGCTGCTTTTCTTGGCCGTGAACTCGGCCCTACGCGCAGCAATCTTCTTCTCCTCACGCTCCCTGATCTTGAGCGAATGGAACTCCCCGCCACACGTGCAGCGGATACCATTCGCCTCGAACCATGCGAGGAAAGCAGTCACCTGATTTGGCGAGCCGCTAAGTTTCATAGGTTTGTTGCGTGGTCCTACCGAGCAAGTCTTACCCGGCAGTCCCGTACACTGGAAGTCCACAGTTCCAGCGTTTGCGTGTTGCTCCTTGGGAGGAGGTGGCGGGTCACAGTGAGCGCAAGGCTCGCCGTTCTTCGTGTGGATGCACAGTTCATTGTGCGCCTCGTCAATTCCCACGACCTCGGGAGCCTCTGTGTGAGGCTCCTTCGGCGTGACTCCCATTGTTTTCATAAGTTCGTCTATCTTCGCTGTCAGATCACTCATGCTTGGTTCTCCTTCTCTGTCTCCGCGTCAAGTTCGTCCAAGTGAACCTGATCAATGTCCGCATCACACTTCTCGCAAGTCGTGGGAGGTGTGAAGTTATGCTCTTGCAGCAACCAGTAGATCGCATCCTTCAGCCCCTCGTCACCATGCCCGTAGGCCATGTGGGTTTTGTTATGAATGTCGTACAGCACGATGGCTCCATCCCTCGACCCCTCCAGTGAATGGTGCCATGTCTTCACCATCCACCACCATGGACTCATGCCCTTGTCGAAAGCCCAGACCGAAACGTGCTGCTTCGTGATAGCCTCCATGGCTGCAACGCATCGACGTATCGTCAATGCGTCGAACCCAAGGTCAATAGCCCAACTGGTCAGCTTGTCGCTGTCGTGTACATCTCCCTCGTACATCATGCGTCACCTCCAAATTTCTCACGCAAAGCTGCGTAGTCTTTCATAATTGCCAAGCACTGTGGCTTGGTAAGGCCCGTGAGATCCATGACCCTTCCGATGTCCATCATGTTGCAGATCCCCGACTGCCGCACCAACTCGTAGTCGTCAAACATGTCTTTCGTAATTTGCTCACTCATCTCACTCTCCTCCCTTGTTGATGCGCTTCACACCATTGGTTGCAATAGCCCACGCTTCGTCGCCCGTGAGGCTCCCACTTACGAAACTCCCGTCGATCTCGTCTGCGATTCCCCCCACGTATCCATTCGTCTCCGTGTGACTAACGATGATGTCGTACACCATCGCCTCGTTCGTCTCCTTGGGGGCGGCTACTGCACCGTGTTGCCGTGTGATGTCCTTGATTCGTCTTGCTTTTGGCATGTTCGTCTCCTTGCAGCGTTGGCTGCTTCGTCTGCTTCGTCTGCTTCGTCCCCCTGAGTACCATACCCAGAGTTTAGCAAACTCTTGACACAAAAAAAGGGCCGCACCCGAAGGTGCGGCCCTTTTGTAAGTGGCTCTTACTTGGAAGGCTGACCGCGATCCATGCCGTTGATGTGTGCGAGGATCTGAGCCTGAGTCACGCCACCCGCCTTGATGCACTTGCCGATGCCAGTCCCGCGAGGCATCTTCGACTGCTTCTGCGCGAACTTGACCGCCGCCTTGCGCGACTCCGACCCGTGGTACCCGTACGTGGGACCGGGAACCACATAAGCCTCCTTCGCGGGAGGATCTTCCTTCGCGGGCTGCGTATCCGCGATCGGTTGCGTGAGCAGCGCCTTGATCTCCGCGAGGGCCACACCCTGTGCTTTCACCACGGGCAGCAGGTCTTCCATCATTTTCGTAAGTTCTCGTGCGTTTGCCATTACTCTCTCCTACTCGGGGAGTTTTCCCCGGTGTTGTTGACCGGCTTCCTTGCCGATGATTCAGTTTTGCTCGGCGCTCCGGAGAAGTCAAGGACCCCCAAAAACCCCAGTTAAATCAAGGACTTACAGCCCTTCCCCAAGGCGTTGATGATGTTTTGTCACCGGAAGTGCCAATTGTTTGACCGGGGCAGAGTAGAAGGAGTGGTCAGCCCCACGTGAGAGTTATGAAAGGGGTCGGAATATAGGGGTATTCTGGGTCCCATACCGGCCTCGGCTTTGCCGAGGCCGCTGCGTTATATAATAATGGGACTCCGGGAAAAATCTGAGCATATTTTTGAACTCACATAGGGGCCTCTTGACTCAATACCTATCGCCCTGTACCGTGTCGCAGTAATTATGACCCCCAAAACTCCAGAAAATTTACGTAAGCAGTCGCAAAGTTACTACCGCCTCAACGCTTTGGCCAAGAATCGCCATGATTTAACTAGGCGCTGGCTACAAAGAAGCGGATTGATGGATATGCACCGAGAACTTTCGCAAAGAATCCAAAGCGGGGAGATTAGTCCCGATCTATTTTTGGAGCGGGATGTCTACTGCTCCTCGGAGTAAACGGTTTTCCAATGCTACGTTTAGTTCTGCACGGGAAAAGAATCCCAAGCCCTGCAAGATATGTAGATCAACTATAAGGTGGACATTGGACAAGAAACTCATTACCTCCAACGACCTTGGCAAGACTCTAAAAGAAGTAAGCGCCGAGTTACCCGTAACCCCAAAAGAACTGGAAGATCACCTACCCCACGTTGCAAAAGAGCTTGTTGCCCCTTCGTCGCCCGAATATGGCGAAATGATTATCAAATCCGTGCAGGACATTATGCGTCAGGCACAGGAGATTGTGGACGAAGCAAGAGCCGAGAGCCTATATCGTACGGCCCTTGATGGGCTGAAAGTGATGGGCGCACTCCTCACTACGCAAGCCAAGTTGCTTGGTCATTTGAAGCCTGACCAGAAAAACAGCTTGAGCTTGAACGTTTCTTTGACTCCCAAGGAAGTTGCCAAATTGGCAGACGACTACGCATCAACAGTCGTTGAGATCCCTGATGAAATTGACAACAGAAGAAGAACGCCAAAAAGCGACGATTGAGTTTGCTCGCAACAGTCTTGCGGCGTACGCGAGAACTCTGTGGCCTACGTTTGAGCGACCCAAGCATGTGGAGTATTTAGTCAAAGTTCTCCATGAGATTGAGTCCGGTAAACGCGATCGGGTTATTGTTACTATGCCTCCTCGACATGGTAAGTCTAATCTTTGTTCTCAGTTTTTTCCTGCTTGGTATCTTGGTCGTAATCCCGACCATTACGTTATCGCAAGCAGTTACGCGCAGAACCTCGCAGATGACTTTGGCCGTAAAGTCAGGAACTTCTTGGCTGATCCCACGCATGCGACGATTTTTCCGGAATGTCAGATTGCCGGAGATTCTGCCAGCGTACAGCGTTTTGCTACTTCACAGGGTGGTCAGTACTTTGCTGTTGGTCGCGGTGGCTCTATTACTGGTCGCGGTGGTCACTTAATTATTATTGATGACCCGATCAAAGACCGGGAAGAAGCTAATTCCGAGAGAATCCGCAAACAGCTTCACGACTGGTTTTCCAGCGTTGTCTATACTCGTCTCATGGTTGGTGGGAAGATTATCGTCATCCAGACCCGCTGGCACGAGGACGATCTGGCAGGATGGCTGCTTAGAGAACACGCAGACGACGGCTGGGAGGTGTTTAACCTTCCGGCCATAGCGGAGCATGACGAGGGCTGGAGAGCCGAGGGCGAAGCACTGTGGCCCGAACGGTACCCCCTTTCTCGACCCGAGGGCGACAAGGGCATGAGCCTGCAAAGAATCCGCAAGGCCATTGGCCCTTGGGACTTCACCAGCTTGTACCAGCAGCGTACGGTGGCGGCAGACGGTGAGGTGTTCAAGGCGCACTGGTTTGATTCTCACCAGTACAACAACATCGAGCCGAACAGCTTGAACAAGTATATCTTGGTGGACCCCGCGAACTCCAAGAAGAAGCGGTCTGACTACACAGCCATGATGGTTATTGGGCTAGGTGAGGATCGGAACGTGTACGTGCTGGATATCCTCCGTGACAAGCTGTCTTTGACTGAGCGAGCCGAGGCCCTTTTCCGGTTACATAAGAAATGGAAGACTGTTCGAGCTGTAATTTACGAGCAGTACGGGGCACAGGCTGACGGCACGTATCTGCGGGAAAAGATGGACTTATTAAACTATCGGTTCCATTTGCAGGAAGTTTCGGGGCATTTATCAAAAGAAGAACGTGTCCGAAGGCTGGTCCCGTATTTTGAAAGTGGGAGGGTCCTGTTTCCGCGTAGCTGCTGGTATCACACGGTTTACGAGGAAAGGGACTACGACCTTGTAAAAGTCTTTAGAAACGAGGAGTTTTTAACATTTCCCAGTGGACTGCACGACGATATGCTCGACGCGCTGTCTAGGTTCTTAGATGACAAGGTGCATTTGGATTGGCCAGCGCCCTTGGACGAGACTGGGGACAACGATTACGACAGCGAGGATGACACATGGATGAGCGCGTAAAAAAGAAGAGAGTCATGACCGAGGCCCAGAAAGAGCGGCTTAGGGCAAATATGGCCAAAGCGCGGCAGGTTCGACTGGACAGGATTGCCGCAAAGAAGCGGGAGAACGATCTTAGTGCAGAGGCGGCAAACAAGCTTCCCGGCGAGGGAGCCGTGGAGGTGTTGCGCCGAATGACCATGATTCTCTGTTCTCGGTTCGCTGACGGTAGAATGAACAAGAAAAGTTGTTTACTATGTGAGATGCGCGTACCGGAACTTCCGTCACCGGATTTTGTAAACCCCTGTCCGTGCCAAGATGCGTGGTCCTACATTGAATACGTAGATAGCCGCGATCAGGAAAAGAAAAATGCCGAAAGACGAGAAGCAAGTTAGTTTAGTCAACAAGATCCGGAACTGCCTCAAACGAGCGCGGCAGTATCAGGATCGTTGGCGCAAGGAAGCGGAGGAGTCTACCAACTTCGTCGCTGGCCACCAATGGGACGATGCGGACATTACCCGCATGAAAGAGTCCCAGCGGCCTGCCATTACCTATAACCGCATTGCGCCCATGCTTAACTCGATTGCTGGCACCGAGATCCAGCATCGGCAGAAGATGATTTTTATTCCTCGGCACCCGAACTCTGAAGTGGCCTCTGGTGTTGGGGACCTTGCTACCGACACGTACCTGTGGGCCGTGCAGCAATGTCAGGGGGAGTACGAGCGAAGCATTGCTTTTCGCGACATGCTGACCACGGGCATTGGCTGGGTTCACACGCACATGGATTACGACACTGACCTTGACGGTCAGATTGTTCTTGAGCGTGTCGATGGCGAGCAGATGTATTTCGACGAAGAGGCGCGTAAGCAGAATCTTACGGACGCTAACTGGCTGTGTCACCAGAAGCGCATGTCTCTGAAAGAGATCGAAGAAACGTGGCCCGAGAAGATTGATGAAGTGAAGGGCGACCAAATGTCGTCCTCTACGCTGTACCCTGACGAGCAGTCGGAGTCTATGATTCCGACGACAATCACAAACCACACCGCTGACGTTTACGCGGAAGGCTCTCAGGAGATCAAGGCTGGATCTAACGCCAACCCACTTTCCACAGGCAGTTCCAAAAGTATGTTGCTTGTGACGGAGTACCAGTGGCGCGAGAAAGAAACTGTCTACCGGTTTCCCGACGAGATCGACACGGGCGACTTGGTGTCTGGTGCAGAGTCCCCGGCCAAGCCCGTGCCTAGCAAGGGGCAGAAGGGCGGATCTATTCCCGCAGCTATGGCACCTCCCCCCACTGTGCCGCAGCAACCTCAACCGCAGCAACCCGGACAGCAACCGCCGCCGCAGCAACCTCAACCCATGATGCCGCCGCCGCAGCAACCGCCGCAGAACCCGTTTCAGCCCGCGCCTCCCCCGCCACCGCCCCCCCCTGCACCGGAACCCGAAGCGCCCCCGCCCGAGCCGGAGCCGGGACTAAAAGTTCTTTCCGAGAAAAAATGGAAGAAACTTCTCAAGCGCCTTGAAGACATGGGCGAAGAGCCGCCGCCCTACGTGCGTCAGACACGCTGGCGTTATCGCCGCGCCTTCATTGTTGGCGACGTTGTGTTGCAGGACGACACTCTTCCTACGGACTCGTTTAGTTACAAGCCGATGACTTGTTACTGGGATAACAAGGACAAGGTGTTCTTCGGTATCGTTCGAGCGATGAAGGACCCGCAACGAGGAGCCAACAAGTATTTCTCGTTGGGCGTACACCTGTTCAGCATCTCCCCCAAAGGGACGATGCTGGCAGAGACGGGCGCTTTCGTAAATCCCAAGAAGATTGCCACCGACTGGGCCAAGCCCGGTTCGATCATTCAGCTAAAACCGGGAGCCTTGGCTAACGGCATGTTGAAAGTGGAACCGTCGCCGCCGTTTCCCGAAGCGGCTACCTCCATGATTCAATTTAGCTTGGAGTCCTTGCGCGATGTGACGGGCATTAACTTGGAGATGATGGGTCAGTCGGAAGGCGCAGAGCCGGGAACGGCGATTGCAAAACGTCAGACACAGGCCATGACGATTTTGGCTCCAGTGTTTACGGCTTACTCTCGCTATCGTGAGAGCGAAGCTCTACTGGTTCTGAATTATGTAAAGAAGTTCATGACTGACGGGAGGCTCATCCGAATCGGTGGGCCGTACAACAGCCAATACGTAAAGCTGTTGCGGGAGTCTTTTGCCGAGCATTACGATCTGATGCTAGACGACAGCCCGTCTGATCCCAACCAGAAGATGGCTGTGTGGGAGCAGTTGCAGCCGTTGCTGCCAATGCTGGTGCGCCAAGGCACATTTCCCATTGCCCTGCTGGATTATGCCCCCTTGCCGACTTCTGTAACTAGCGCCATCAAGCGAGAGATCGAGAACAAAACCAAGGCTGGTCAAAGTGTCGGGCCTCAGTTGCCCGCTAAAAAGGACCAGAATCCGGAGTATATGCAGGCCGAGATTGCTGAAAAGCAGGCTCGTGCCGAACTGGACAAGGCTCGCGCCAAGGCACTTTTGCAAGAGAGCCATATGGACTTGGCAAAACAAGCCCAAGAGATTGTAATTTCGGAAGATAGCGCCTATACTGGCGGCGACCAGACTATGGACCAAACTTCTAATCTTGCGAAACTTAGACGATAGATTGTAGAGACGACGATGCCACGACCAAAAGATTTTCCCGAGAAGAAGTTTACCCCCAATTCTGCTAACGCCTTTCTGGATGTTCCGGGCGTAAAAGCGGAAAAGGGCGACAAGAAGAAAAAGAAAAAGAAGAAGAAGAAGTCTTCCAAGAAAAAAGCGTCTAAGCCCAACGTCAAAAAGATGATGGACGACGATTCTGATAACTTTGTAAAGTACGAGGGTTAAAGCTGTGATGAAGCCACCGATGCGGCAAGGTATGCCGCCCAAGACTTTTGAGGGAGCCAACACGCCTGACGCGATGGCTTCTGCCCCGCTACCCTTTTCGGATACCGAGCCTGTGACTCAGGACGCCATGAAGTCCATGATGGAAGAAGGTCCGGACGGTATGCCGGGTAAACCCGAGACTGGCTTTGACCCGTTGGGCGATCAGGCTCCTGAGTATTGGCCGCAAGAGTTGGCAATGCTTTGGCCGAACCTGCCTCCCGAAACACGGACTTCGATTGACGAGTCTATCAATTCCGGTGGGGAGTCCTCCGAAGTTGAAGGCATGCTGGATGAGGCTAGCGAGTATGCCTAAAATCAAAAGAAAACAGGACGGTCGGGAAACAGACGACGTACTGTTTAATCTCGATTACGATATGTCGCCCGAAGAGGTTGATGAGTTTTACCAAAAAGTCCGTGGCGCATTGGGCGAGAACAACGTCTACATGGAAGTAGGCGACGAGTACTCTAGCCCTACCAAGAAAAAAACGAAGGCGAAGAAAGGCCGCAAGTCCTCCAAGGAGAACACCTTGGGTGCTGAAATGGCCGATGAGTATTCAGAAACCCCTGACGAGATGAGCGAGTTGCTTGGAGCAGATGCTCCCGAGGTAATGGCGGAAGGACCGTCCGTGCCAGTAAAGCAGTGGGCCATCCCCAAACGAGCATAGGAAAACAATGGGAATCTTTGACGACGAAGTAGTGGACACTGACGATTACTTGGAGGCTAACGACATTGAGTCGGAAGACACGGAAGAGTATGAAGAAGAAGAAGTAGAAACTTACGAAACTGCCAGTGAGCCACAGGAAGAGTCTTATGAAGAAGAGCCGCAACAAAACAACGTGCCGCTCAACGAACTTCTTTATGAAAGACGCCGCCGTCAAGAGCTTGAGAAAAAACTAGATGCACAGGGCAATAACCTAGCCCTTATAAACGAACGCCTTCAACAGTCGGCCCAGCGGCAGCAAGCAGCGCAGCAGCGTATGCATGAGCAGCAACAGGAAGAAGAGCGCCCCGACGAAGACGAAGATCCGCTGGGATACGCCAACTGGCGCATCCAGCAAGTAGAGAAACAGCTTACCGGGCTTGGCCAAATGGCGCAGCAAGGCGTGGACATGCACCGCAGCTTGGCGGAACGCAACCACCAAGACCACATTATCTCGCAGTCGCAGAGTTTGCAGGCAGAGTTTGTTTCCAAGAACCCTGATTACTGGGACGCTTACAATCATTTGATTGAATCTCGCCGTCAAGAGTTGCAGTCCATGGGTTATCAGGGCCAAGCCGTTGAACAGGTTCTTGACAATGAGAAGTCAATGATTGTTCAGAACAGCATGACTCAGGACCAGAACGGGCAGTTTTCTGGATGGCGGCAGAACCCCGCCGAAGTAGTATACAATCTCGCTCGACAGCGGGGGTACGCTGGGCAAGGTGTCTCCGCCGTTTCTCGGCAGGCCACAGACCGAGTAAATCGTCTTGCAGAAGGTGTGCGGTCAGCGACAGGCGCAGGCACGGGCCGAGGAGTTTCCAGTTCTCCTCAGAATTTGGAAAGTCTTGCTGACATGACGGACGCGGAGTTTGATGCGTTTCGCCGTCAGAATCCCGGCATGCTGGAAGCATTGCTCGGAGCTTGACCCTGTTTTAGATTTATTATAAAAGTTCGCCATGGTGACGGGTGGCCTTACGACCCGATTCGTGAGTGGTTGCGACGATACGGCAACCGGTGCCAGATGACCAACGATCTGTTTCGTGTACTCCCCGACACGACCCAACGGTGGAACAAAAAACTTTAACGTCTATCTAACTTTAACTTTAGCAAGGAGGCTATAATGGCCAGTGCAAATCCGAACGCGACGTTCGGCACTAATGACGATCTTGCTGTTAAAATTTGGGCCAAGAAGCTTTTCGTTGAGTCAATCAAAGCGACCCAGCTTGACAAGTTTATCGGCACCGGATCTGACAGCGTAATTCAAGTAAAAGACGAACTTTCCAAGGGCGCGGGCGACACTCTGCACTACGGACTGCGTATGCAGTTGGCTGGTGCCGGTATCGCTGGTGACTCGACCCTCGACGGTCAGGAAGAATCGCTGGTCACGTACCGTGACACGATCACCATCAACCAGCTTCGCCACGCGGTGAAGGTTGTCGGTAATATGTCGCAGCAGCGTGTGACGTTTGACATTCGCGCCGAAGCGCAGGCCGGTCTTGTTGACTGGTGGGCGCAGCGTCTCGATGCGTCTCTCATTAACCAGCTTTCTGGTAACACCAACCCGACCAACACGAACAACATCTACAGCGGCATGAACGCTGTGATTAATCCGACCGTCACGCAGGCGGCTAGTGGTGTTAGGAATTACCTCGCCAGCGATCATGCAATCCTCCCGGATGATCTTACGGCTGATAGCAACCTTAGCACTGTAGACCTTGCGGAAAAAGAATTGTCGGACGACGGCCCCGTGGATGCAGCTTCTCAGGCCAAGTTTGCGTTTAATCTTCGTATGCTGGACAAGGCTGTCATTAAGGCTCGTACGCTTGCAACTCCAATTCGCCCGATCAAGATGAACGGCATGGAGTGCTACGTGGCCTTCCTGCACCCGTATCAGATTTACGACCTTCGCCGTAACACGCAGTCGGGTCAGTGGATGGACATCCAGAAAGCTGCGTTGCAGGGTGGCGCGATCACCAAGAACCCGCTCTTCACGGGCGCGGTTGGAATGTACTCGGGTGTCATTATTCACGAAGACGCCCGCGTTCCTTTTGGAACTAGCACTGGCATTAACGCTGCCCACCAAACCTATTTGAGCAGTGATGCAGAGGGTGTTGCTCGCGGTATTTTCTGCGGAGCGCAGGCAGGTTGCATCGCCTTTGGCCGAGCCTACGGTTACAGTGGCTCGAACATTAAGTTCAAGTGGACCGAAGTTCTCAACGATTACGAGAACCAGCTTGGCGTTTCCTCGGCTCTTGTTTATGGGATGAAAAAGACCCAGTTTAACAGCAAGGACTTTGGAACTATCGTCATGTCTTCGTACTCGCCGGGTACTGGCGGAACCATCAAGGATTAAGGAGATATGAAAAATGGCTACGTATAATGCTGAGAGGACTGAGACAAATTCTCAGGCTGTAATTCATCCCATCGGAACCACGACCGTGGTCACTACTGTCAATCTGGCTACGGCCAAAGACGGTGCGGCTCTGGTGGCAGGCGATGTGGTGAATCTTTTCCATATCCCTCAGAACGCGACGGTTGTTGCGTGGGCGGTGAGGGTACCTTCGCTTGGTGGCTCTGGCGCGTCCACGGTGGATATTGGTGATACCGCCGCCGAGGACGGTTGGGTTGACGGAGGTAGTGTTACTACCTCGGCTACCTATGGTGCCAATTCCGGTACTGCGCCTACCTCTGTTCCGGTTAAATATGCCACAGCGTCGTTGATGAAGTTCACGCTGAAAACTGTCGGTGGCAGCGCGACGGTTGCGGGGACACTCTCCGCGTCCATCACGTACTCGACCGAGTTCGCTATTCCGGGCTTCACGGCTCAAGCGTAAGGAGATAGAAAATGGCTGATAACGAAAGCAAGAAGGACGCTGGAGATAAAGGCATTGACACTTCCGGTGCCAATGCGACGGCTAAGTATTCGGACGGTGGATCTGGCGCGGACCGCGTTGGACCTCCCTCGGATGATACGAATCCGTACGGCGTCAAAAAGTAAACAAAGTCTAACACAGGCTTAGAAAAGGCCGGGGGCTGGTGTATCCGGTCCCCGGCCTTTTTGGTTTTAAACTATGGGAACTTACGGAGAAATGCGTGACCGCATCAAGCGCGATATTCAGCGCAGCGATGTGGACGTTGACATTAAAGAGTCCATCAGAGATGCCATTTCTCATTTTCAAGATGAGCCTCTGTGGGTTAATAGCGTAACTACTACTATTTCGACTACGGCTACGGCAGAAGATAGCACCGGTAAAGGGTCAGCTTACTACGACCTACCAACCGAGTATTCTTCTGACCTTTACGTGTCGTTAGACGACAACACTGTAATCACCCAACTTACAAAACTCACGTATCAAGAACTGGATGACATGGACACCGTGTCAGAGAGTTCTACGTCCGGACCTTTCGAGGGAGTGCCATCGTATTGGTGCTTCGATGGACCGGCTGTTTCTTCGTTGTCCGAAGAAAAATATGAAACTAGCCGTATTCGGTTGTACCCTCGACCGCAAGCTCCCAAGTATTCCAATGCGGCGGGTGCGGCTACAGTGGAATCTGTAGCGCCGTATACAATTCGACTGCGGTACACTGCTCGTATTCCAAAACCGGACTTGAACGACGCTGACGGGTTTACAAACTTTTGGTTTAATGAAGCCGAACGTATGATTCGTTGCTACGCCAAAGGTTTGCTGTACGCCGATGTCTTGCAACAGTTTGATTTGGCGCAAGCTCAAGAAAAAATGGCCGAGTTGGAGTACAACCGCCTTATTACAAAAACGGAGTCGCGAGCGTTTTTCGACGCAGTACGCCCCGCAGGAGTGTAGTATGCCTATTGAGAGGGTGGAGCTTGCTACATACGCCCCAGATGCTTTGTCTAACAATCCGGCGTCATTGACAGATGGCGCGGACATGGAAGTCGATACGCCCGACTACAACAAAGTTACTCGCAACTTGGGCACAGTAAACGTCATTCCAACTATTACGGGCTATCGCAACTTAGTTACGCCCACGGTGATGTTTGGGCCACCCGACGCAGCCAAGCCAATTCTTGGCGCGTACGTTGCCACAAAACTTGACGGGTCTACTCTGTTTTTTGCAGGCACTTCTGACAAGCTCTGGCAGGGCGATATGATTGCAGGGTCGGACACCACTGGAACGTGGACAGAGCGCACACGAGCGGCTGGTGGCGATTATTCCAATCCCGGTGGCAATCGGCGCTGGCATTTTGCGCAATTAGGGGACACGACAATCGCTACGTCCTACGGCAACAAGCCTCAGTTTTCTACGGGAGGCGTGTTTGACGATATAGAAGATTCGACGCCCGGGTCTGGCGCTCCACCCGAAGCGCAATATGTTGCAGTAGCCAACAACTTTGTAATTTTGGCCCACGATGACGGCACCAATGGGCAGGTTAAAGTTTCCATAAGTGGCTTTGGAAAGTTTGATTACTGGACAACTGGCGACGAGAACTTGGCAGAAAGCTTTTTTCTGTTTGATAGCCCCGGCGACATTGTAGGACTGAAGGCTCTTGGTCGGGATGTCTACGTTTACAAGGAACGTGCTACTCATTTTCTGACGTTTTCGTCCAGTTGGCAGAACAACCTTGTGTCTATGCAAGCCGGTGCAGTGTCCCAAGACGCGGTAGTGGATCTTGGTGAACGGCACGTGACCATGGGTTACGACAACTTTTACGAGTTTCAAAGCGGCGGCGGCGCAGCAACTTTAAAGAATCCGCTGTACGACAAGATCTTTGGTCCAGCCGGGGACCTTGACCGGGAAAGTTTGGATCTGGTGCAGGGCCGATACGACATGGTGCGCGATGTTGTGTTTTGGCATTACCCTTCAGTAAATCGGATCAAGTCTAGTTCTACTGATTACTGTGATCGCTGGGTTGCGTGGGGAGTGAACACTGACCGCTGGGCTATTGGCGAAGCTAACGTAGCGTCAGTAGTTTATCCCAACTTTGACACTAACACTGGATCGACTTATGCAAACTTTGGAGCCACGACAGCTTTTCAAGGCTTGACTTCTGCCGGTACGCTTACGTGGGGTTCTCCTTTAAAACTCCCGACCGACGACGACGCTTCCAGCCCCGGAACAAAGACGCTCAAATACACATCAGGCGACATTGTTGGAACCTCGGGCGCAGTGTCTGGTTATGTGCGGGCGTTTGTCTCAAACTCCGGTACGCTTTCTCCGAGTGATGTGGTCGCCTTTACACCCCTGTTGCCGGGAGACGCTTCTTATAAAAGAGGTGTTGTCCAGACTGGTGATTTTGGCGACGGTGTTACTTACAAGTTTCTTCGCAAAATTAGACCACGTTTTGTTCCAGCTTCTCAGAACGTTGACTACCTGACAGGCCCAGAGTTTCGGTCGAGTCTGGGCGGAAGAGGAACTATTGCCGGAGGCGGCACAACTTTAACCGTTTTTAGTAGGAATGACTTGGACGAAGCGTGGACTAATGTTGGGCAAAACACTATTGGTACTACTGACTCTCACCGCTGGTTTACTCTCCGGGGTAATGCCCGCTACTTTAAATTTGTTTTTGAGTACGGAGGAGGACAGGAGCTTTCGGGCTTCGACGTAGACTATGAAGAAGCAGGCCCTAGATGAACAAAAGGTTGTCGCCCCCGAGCCTACCAATTCCCCAGACCAAGGAGACTTGGGTGCAGTCGCTGTTTCAGAATCTGAACAGCGCCCTACAGATCCTGACGGACCAGATAAACTTTCTGACACTGGACCCGCAGGCGAAAGTAAGCGGGACGAGCAGTCTCGGGACTCTCGCCGCAGCGACGACCCTGACCTTAAACTCGTCAGTTCAAGTGATTCGGTCAGCATCGTCGGGGACCCCAGCGATAACGTCGATTTTCCCTCCGCCGGGGGCACCGGGCTTGAGGGGGGCGGTGTATCTGATCCTGACGCATCAGACGAACAACTACACCTTGATCCCCGAGAACAGCGGGACGGGGAACTTGAAGATTCCGGCGACGATAACCGTGGACAGCAGCAAGAAGGACAAAGCGATAGTGCTGATTTACGACGGGGAGTACTGGTACCCGATCCCAAACCAGACGGACATGGGGAATTAATTGATATTTTAAAAGTTTCGGCCAAGAATGTTGTCCGATACTACCCGTTGTTTTTGAAAGATTTGCAGGAAGTAATCAGAAAAGCCGAGACTAGCATTTCGCCCTCTCAGGTATTTGACGTACTGGAGCAGGACCGAGGCTGGCTAATACTGGTTTTTGATAAACTTACGAAAAAGTACCGTGGTTTTGTAATTGTGTCACAAGAGGAACCCGATCAGTTTACCAACTCAAATCCGTTTCTGGTTTGGTTTGCTTACTGCAAAACCCCCGGAATTGCTAAGAAAGTGTTCTTTGAATTAGAGGACATGGCCCGTAATTTGGGGTACACTGAAATTATCATGCGCAGCAAAAGAAAGGGCTGGGAACGACTATCCGAGATATACGGGTTTACCCTTAGAGAGCGGGTTTTTTCCAAGCAACTGTGATCTTTATGCCTTCGACTACTCCAACCGTGAACCTAGCTTGGGTGCTGGGAATTGCCGCTACATTTTCCATTTTTGTAGTTACTACCATCCTTGGTTTTCAAAGCGGGGTAGATTCCCGTCAAGATCGTCAGCTTTCGCGACTTTCAGAAAACGACAGAGATACGGCAGAAGCCTTGCGCGACGTAGCAGCAACTCTTCGGGAAATTGACCAAAGAGGGACACTGGTTTTTCGGGCACATGAAAGACTAGACGCAGAGGAAGGACATTAAAATGGGTGGTGGTGGCGGACCAAGTAAAATGAAAACTTCGCAAGATCGAGTCGATTGGGCCAGAGATGACGCTATGGCTCGGCTGGGTAGTGCGCGTGATTTCTACATGCCGGGTTCTCGAATGGTTCCAACCGGGTATGACAAAAAAGGCCGACCGACCGGGTACAAGTATGTTGGCGGGGATTTCCGTACGTATGACGAGGCTGGCGGACCCCAGATGCAGGGCACCGAGTTTGATCCGCAGGAGATGGCGGGCATGGGAGAAGCGTATGGCCTGCTCGATCAAGGCGACCCTTATTTTGACTCGCGCAGAAGCGGCATTAACTCGATGCTTGGCAACGCAGGGCTAGCCGCGAATGAGCAGGGCCGATTTGCCAGCGGACAAGCGATGTCCGACAATCCTTTTGCTACTGGCGCGATGATGAACAACCCCTATCTTGATGCAGCTTATAACCGTGCCGCTGGAAAAATGACTCAGAACTTTCAACAAAGCGTCATGCCCGGACTGCAAGGCAGTATGATTGGGCAAGGCAAGGGCATGGGTAGCCAGCGCAACCAAGCGGCTGGACAGATGCAGCAAAACTTGCTGGGTGAGCTAAGTGGCCTTGGCACCGACATTTACGGTGGCGCATACGAACAAGACATGGGCCGTCGCGCTCAAGCCTTTGAGGCAGAACGTGGCCGACGATACGACGCCAGTGGAAATCAGATGGGGTACACTCAGAATATGTTGCCGCAGCTTGCCGACTTGCGGGGACAAGAGTTTGCCGATGCCGACCGTCGTATGATGTTAGGTGAAGGTCAACGGAATCTTGCTGATGAAAACCGTAGGCGAACTTTCGTAAACGACCAGAACAGGTTTAATTTCCAAGAGCAGCAGCCGATGCAGTTTGCTGCTTATCAAGATACAGCCACTGCTGGAACTGGTACGACGACTTCGCCTACAGGCGTCTACAACGACCCGTGGGCGCAAGTTGCTGGGGCCGCAAGCCTTGCCGGGGGTCTTCCGGGTAGTCCCACAGGAACAGGGTAAAGGGTAGCGTTGTGATTACAGGTCCTACTCCTTTTAGCTTCGGAGACGCAGACAGTTTTGGGCCGTCTTTCAACGACGAAGAGACGCGCTACGATGGCCAATGGCTTTTAACAGAAGCCGAGCTTGCCGAAGTTCGTAAGATCCCTGATGAGTTTTGGGACCAAATTGCCGCAGGTGGTCCTAGCGCAATTAACTGGCTGTTTGATTACTTGGAGTCGCAAGGTCTTACAGACGGATTGGACAGAGAAACTTTCCCCGAGCTTGTCCAAGCCGTGTCTCAAGACAACAAACTTATTGGGATGTATGTTGAGACGGTGCCTGATTCTGAGGTAGGGGGGCAAACAGGACAACGCGCTTCGCGCCCAGTTAAAATTTGGGACAACCTGCAACAATCTTTTACCGGGCTGGCTACGACGGAGCAGCAAAATCCGGAAGAGAAAGAAGAAGAGAAAGAAGAAGAGCAAGCTCCCGAAGACGATAACGTCTTGACAAACGAAGAGTTTTTGGAAGCCTTGCGCGATATTCTTTCTAACCCAAATTTTCAACCCCCCAATTCCCCCTTGACCGGGCCGTGGTCTGGAGCCGTTTCTCCCGCCGCAGGGGCATTTACGGGACAGTCTTTTCAAGCACCTTTAATTGGAGGTCAAGTTGGGGGCAACCCCTTGGTGGCACCTAGCCGTCAAGTTGGACCTTCTTACGCTAGTCCTGTTTTTGCTCCCGTGCCCGGACCTAGCGGCCCAGCGGCAGACGGCTATAATTTTGCAGAAGCTCTTGAGAAAAGACTTCGCGAACTGTTCCCAGATTTGTTCGAGGACGAAGGTTCCGAAGAAGGTTCCGAAGAAGGTTCCGAAGAAGGTTCCGAAGAAGGTTCCGACGAGGGCCTGACATTCTACGAGTTAGCAGAGAAGTATCCCGATGCCGATTGGGGAGCAATTCTTAATCAGCATATGATCGACCTCCACGGCGAAGACGCCGTGACGGAGTTTTATGAAAACCTTCTCCGTGGCGAAGCTGACCAACAGCCGACACCCGAAGGCGAAGAAGTCGAGCAGACTTTTTATGAGGTTGCCAGCCAGAACCCCGACTTGGACTGGAACGCTATTCTTAACCAGCACGTTATCAACGAGTTTGGCGAGGACGCCGTTAATGAGTTCTACGCCGCTCTTGACCCCGAAGGGTTCGCAGATCAGCAGCAACCTGCTCAAGTTTCGGTACGTGACTTTGACGGACTTAGCCCACTGGAACGCATCCAATTATGGAACAGCTTGTCGCCCTCAGAACAAGAGTCCATTCTAGCAGAACTTGGGGGGCAAGGCTCTGATGGCATCAACGAGTTACTGCTTGGAAACAATTTCATGGGGGGAGGCGGGGCCAGCGGTCAGTCTAACCGTTCCATTGCGACTCGCTCAGGGGACATTGTAGAATCTGCGCAGAAGGCCGCTGACACTGATATCGCTGATATGACAGCGGCTACAGGAGGAGAGCCACAAGTAGCCGAGCAGCTTGCCGCTCCGCAGCAACCACAAGAAAAACAGTCTGCTGCCCCAGCACCAGCCAGCCCCACGGCAATGCCCGCTACGGCAATGTCTTCTCCCGGCGGTGCCGGAAAAGGTCAGCCGCAGGCACAGCAGATGGGCCAAGCCGCACAAAATCTTGCGCAAGGCTTGCAGCCGCAGCAGGGCCAAGGCACACCATTGGCCGGAACTGCGTCTCAGTCCGGAATGGGCGGTGGGCTTGGTGCCCCCACAGGACGAGGGATGTTTACCACTAAATGAGCCAAAGCGATTACTGTATTCGCCTAGCAACCTTAAACGACTGGAAAGCCTTGTCGGCACTTGTAGCCAAAATGCTTGTAGAACATTCCAGCTTTGATCCTTTGAATAGCCCTTCTGTGGTAGGGGAAGGAATTTTGCACGGACTTCGTACTAATGAAGCGGTGTTTGTGGCCGAAAAAGAAGGCAAGCTTTGCGGCTACGTGGCGTGGGTCCATTTCCCCCTGTCCCCCGAGGGGCTGGTAAGTGGACTAGGCACCTACGTTGAGCCTGAGTTTCGTAAGGAAAAGCTGTCTGAGAAACTTAGACAAGAGGCCACAAGCTTCTGTAAAAGAAAAGGTTATACAACCATTCAAGGAGTAGCCCATAAAGACAACGAAGCTGGCCTTCAGTCTTCTTTGAAAAACGGCTTTTCTGTGGCAGGATATCTAGTGACAAAGAGCCTGTGATGTTCAAAAACTTTCTAAAAACTTTCAAAAGAATCCTCGGGAACGAAGACGGTTTCATAATCCTACCCGCCATTGGGAGCATCATTGGCGCAGTGGGCACCGTAGCTGGTGCTGCCGGTACTGCGGCTACCACACTTGGAGCAACTTCTTTGGGCGCAGGGCTTGGTAGCGCGGGAACGGCTATTGGCGCTGCGGGAACGGCAGTAGGTACTGCCGGAACCAGTGCTTTAGGTTCCCTTGGCGCAGGGCTGGGCCTTGGTCAAGCAGCTTCTGTGGCAGGAACTGGGGCGCAAGTTGGCGGCAGCACCGCCAGTACGCTGTTACCTAGCACTACATCTTTTGCTGGAGCAGTTCCGGCTACCCCAGCGGCAGCGGCTACCCCCACCAGTCTTGGGGCAGAGTTTGCGGCGATGTCGTCTACGCCTGCTTCGGGCACTGCTCAAGCGGGAGCTTTTGCCCCCAGTGCGGCACCGGGCACCTTGGGGCCAACTACGACTGCTGGCGGAACCACACCCGCCTCCGGGTGGCCGTCCATGGCGGAAGGTCAAGCGTGGTGGGATGCAAACGTAGGCGCAAACTCCGAGTTTGGACAAGGACTGGGCAAAGCCAGAGAAGGCGTAAACAGTGCCAGTAAAATCTATGGCGCAGGACAAGCCGCAGCAGGGGGCAAGAAGAGCGGAGCAGCGGTGCCGGTTCCCAAGCCCACAGCCCAACCTGCTCCCAAACCGCCTCAGTACCGTGGTCCTCAGATGGGCGCAGAAGCTTTTCCGCAACAGAAACGTGAGCCACGCCGCTTGAGTCGGCGCGGAGTAGGACAACGGAGACGGTTGTTATGAGCATTTTGTCCAAGGGTATCGGAAAAGACCCGATCAATACGCAAGAGCCGTTCACCAACGAGCAGGAACTTCGCGAAAATTTGAACATGCAAAGTCCTCCGCCCAGCGAAGCCCCTAACGACTGGAAATCCAACACGCTGGACATGGGTTCATTGTCGCCTTCGATCGGAGCGCGGGCATTGGGCGGTCTTATTCGCAAAGCCATTGACTTTGTTCCGAACACCTTCGACCCTGATAATGAGAACCGCAACCTCGCGCTTGCAGGTCTAAGTTTCTTGGGACCTAACAACTTCCGGACTGGGCAGTCGGCATGGAACGCGGGCGTAGGCTCCTTGCAGGCTACGTTTGACGAGCAGGCAAAGACTGACCGCGAGACTTCTAGACAGGAAAACCAGCTTGCTCAAGAGCGTCTTAGCCAAGGAGCGCAGGACGCAAGGGCCGCTGATAAGCGAAAGTTTGATAAGGATCAAAACCAACGTAATCGCGACTCTCGTGAAGGCATCGCACGGGACAACAGGGAAGTTGAGGGAACCCTTCTCAAGCTACGCATGGCGGCTAACAAACAACAACAAGATCAAGACCGAGCCTTGGAGTTTGTCAAGGAGGCATACAAGGCAGACAAAGATCACGCAAAATATCTTACGGATCTAATTGCGGCGGGCACTATTCCCGGCACGGACTCTGGAATAGACCTTGCGACGAGAGATGCACTATTCCGAAGCAGGATCGAAGTGTTGGAGTTTGTCAAAAATCATGACTTTGGTGACGTTTACACCAAAGAAACTAAGCCGAATTTCGAGGCTCTAATAAGTGCCCTTGAGAAAGCACAGTACGAGGGCACCCCATACACAGACTCCGGCATAGTAGCAACGCTGGTAGACGTTTATGAAGAGCATGTCGAAAGCTTGGTTGACTAATGGGCAAAGCTGCTGATGACATGCTTTTGGGCTACTCCGACGAACTGGCCAAGGATCTGCCGCCGGAGTGGCAACGCCGCCGGAACGAACTACTAAACCCGGCACCGGTACTTCCCCCCGAGCCTTATTCTCGCACCGAAGAAGAGAAGATTGCCGACTTTCGTAAAGCGGGAGTCACGACCTACCAAGGTGGGTCGCAACTTACAGAAGAAGTAGACAGACCTACCGACCAAGACGATGCCGATGTTCGATACAAAACTGACCGCATCACGCAGCCCATCGACACCTTTACCCCGGAAGACGTACTGCGAGACACTGGTTTTGTTGCGCAGCCGCCTTTGGAAGATGGCCCCGAGAGGTCTGAGTTAGAGGGTCTTCGGTTACGGCTGCTTTCCGCACCGGAACATAGGTTTGAAGCGTGGCGGAAATCGCTTACCTCACGGGAAGGTGGGTTGAGTTTCGAGGAGCGCCGGTTTTATGAAGATTACTTTGATAACATCAGAGCCGAACGTGCGTCATACCTTGACACGCTGGAACCTGCCACAAAGGCGCATAGGGCTGAGATCCTCAAGCAATTTATTAACCCTAAAACCAACCTCCCATATGACCTAGACGCTTCCGCGCCCGACGCCCCTTTGCTTACTACCCGACTTGCCGCCGCAGGCGCAGGCATTGGCGCAGGCATTGGCGCTTTAGGCGGGCCTTTTGGCATAGGCGCAGGCGCAGTCGGCGGTGCTGCTATCGGCGGTATGGCTGGCGGTGCGCTTGACCTCCTCAAACTTGCCGGACTGGATGAAATAAATGACGCCTACTGGGGTGCAGTGGAGCAGGGACTTGATTCGGATCACTATCGCCACGCTCCCGGTGGAGTTCTAGACAGCATCGGAGACAGCGTATGGAACGTCATGTCGTTTCTTGGGACAGGTGGGGACCTTGCTCGCGAAGCGGTTGGGGAAGAGATTGCGAACATTGCTGAAGGCGACGAAGACACCATGCAGTGGTGGGGTGACATGCTGCTGCGCCAAACTTGGCGTTTGAAGTTAGGCGAGTATGTCAAATCCATGTTGGAGTTTGAGCAAGGGCAAGACGTTCTTGAAGCCCCTGCCGAGCCAGAAGCGTATGACAACACACGGACGCAAGATGGCCTGCTGGACTACGTAACCGCAACGATTATGGCCAAGGAGATGAACATCCCTCGGCCAGCCGACGACGCCCCGTGGTCAGAGAAGCTTGAGTTTCAAGATCGGGTTCTGGGAGAGTTTGGAACTATCCTAAAGAACAACATGACCACCGAGGAGAGGAATGAGGCGTCTAACATTGCCAGCAACGCCAAGCTCTTTGCGGAGTTGATCGGCGTGGCAAAGGCATTGCGCGTTTCTTACGGATCTAACCGTCCTGACTTTTCGGGTGAGGTACCCGGTACCGACTGGCAGATTGAGTTTGGTAACACCGAGCAAGAGACGTACGAAGAAGCTTACGACGACTTTGGAAACAGAGTCCAGCTTAAATTCGATACCCCCAAACACATCGTGCGGAGCGGAGAGTTCTACCTTACGCCCATAGATGCCCTTTTTGATTTCGGGTTTCCGGCAATAGGCTGGTATCGGCGCGGCAGCGAAGCCCTTATGAACGAAGCCGCTAAGACTTATGTAAAACGGCTTAGGGAGCAATCGCGCATGGCTCTCGATGCCAAGACGGGTAAACGTGTCCCTGTAAGCGAAGTCGATCTTGACGACGTTTACGAGCCTGTCGGGAACCTTGACCTCGATATCGGTGCTGCGACAGGTGAAAGATCTGTAATCCTTGAAGCACTTGAAGGTACCGATGGTCTTGATCTGGGTGACGCGCTTGATATGCCCGACCCCGGACTCATTGGTGCGCAACAGCGGTATTACCCAGAGGGCACCAGAGTCACTGGCGACTCGAATATGGCGCGGTTCACGCCCAACAAGCCACGCCAAAGAGCTAACTACGCCGCTCGACTGGGTACGTCACTTGATAGTATTCAAAGAAGGCTCGACTACCAAGAAAACGTAATAGCCAAGCTTGACCACGCTATTGAGCAGTACCGCATAAAACAACTTGCCGCAGGCAAAGGCGGTCCCGAACTAGAAGCGCAACTCAGAAAAATCAGAGAAGCTACACGGATCACTAATAAAAAAGCGTTGGTGGGAACTTTGAGAAAAGAAGCCAACGCGCTGCGCGGGAAGATAAAACAAAACAACCGGTTTGTCCCGCTCCCGCAGTATGCAAAACAGGCTGCAATTAATACTACGATTTCAACCGGAGCCTCGATCCTTTGGACCGACCTTGAAGCCGAGCAGATCGCTGCTCAGGAAGCCGGGGAAATCCTTGATGTCTCAATGCTTCGGTATGTTGCGCTGGGCTTGGCCCCGATCCTTGGAGGTTTTGTTGGCAGCCGTGCCGGTTTGTCCATGGCGCAACAGCGCCAGTACCTTGCGTCAAACAAGTCTCGCTTGCGCGACTTAGTTCTCGGCCCATCTGAAAAATTCAAAGAGGGCCTGTCTCCGGAAGTTCGTTCCGCAGGCGACCGGATTTTGGACGGTGGCGAACGAATCGAAGCCCTTGTAGACGAAGAACTTAGACGCCGGTTTGCGCACGATCCTGAGTTCATGGATCTTATCCTGCCGTATAGTGGCGCACGAGGGGATGTGGCTCCGCCCCGTACGCCAGATTTGCCCGGATATAAATCTGTTAGATTTGCGGTTCGTCGTGTCACTGGTCCCAAGATTACAGTAGACGAGACACCCACTAGCACTACGACCACGCAAACTGGGGGCACCACGCTTGACCCCCGAGGCGCAAGAGGGCGACAAGTTTCGCGCCCGGAGAAAGGCGCACGGATTCAGTATTTGTCTGGAGAGGCTACAAATCTCCGAGCGTGGTACAGGGAGGTTGGTTTTCACGGCATCAAGGCTGATGAGATTGATGACTTCGGCGCACTCGTGCTTAACGCAGACGGCGTACCTATCCGTTATGTAAGTTTTACGGATAAAACTTTCGATGCCAGTTTACTTCCGGAACAACTTGCAGAAGCCGCCGCAAAAAAAATCCCCATTGGGTGGAATCCGAACCAGTCCCTTGGCAGGCCGGGTACTGCACCGTTCAAAGTGGAAAGGCTTAATCCTCCAGAGACGCCGCAGCAAACGTCCGCACGAGTTGCGGAAGCCGCTGCGCGAAAGATGTCAGGAGGCAGATCTATTCTCGTAGAGACGCCCGCTGGCGCTGCCGTGCAAATCCCGTACCTAGAAGGGCTTGTACTGAACACGTTTGTCCCGCCACTCGATCCAAGTGCCATGCCCGTAAAAACAGGCGTTGACATTCCTAATCTTCCTAAAGAACCCACCAAAGTAGAGTTTGTTGACCAATCGCCTGCCCTCGCTGGGTCTAACGCCGGTAAAAACCCACGCACCGCAGACCCTGTTTCGGAAACGATTCAGCAAGCGGACGAAACCCGCGCCCCTGACAGTGCCCCCGGAGTCAACAAGCCACAGTCTGAAGCGGCGATAGAAGAGGTTGCGGCGGAAGAAGCCGCGACCAAACCTCCCCGCAGCAAGAAGACCGCAAGCAAGAAGACCACGCCCCAAAAGACCACGCCCAAGAAGAAAGCCGACGATCCCGAGGCTTTCATTCTGGACAAGACCCGCAAAGAATCCAAAGGCAAGGCGACCAGAGGTAGGGCTACCCGCTCAGATGGTGTCTACCATCAGTATGACAACAAACGTCAGGGCTGGGGCTACTACCAACCTGACGGCACTGAGATTGATTTCATAAAAGGCAAAAAGACGGTAGCAGACGCTAAGTTTAATAAGAAATACCCTGTTGCTGCTGACGCCACTCCGCCTGCCGCCGCTGCTGACGCCACTCCGCCTGCCGCCGCTGCTGACGCCACTCCGCCTGCCGCCGCTGCCCCTGCTTCGTCCCGTGGTATCCCCATTTTATCCGACGAGGATATGCCCCCCTTTGCGTTTCAACCAGATGGTGTAACGCGAAAGACCTTCGCGCAACTCACTCCGGAAGAGATCGAGAAGCTGGACGACTGGCTTGACGCCAAAGCCGCTGCTGCCGCTGCTGCTGACGCCACTCCGCCTGCCGCCGCTGCTGACGCCACTCCGCCTGCCGCCGCTGCCCCTGCCCCTGCCGCCGCTGGGGAAGCTTTCGATGCGGACCCACAAGCACTTGCCATAGCACTAGACTTGACCCCAGAGGATGTTGCCACGCGCAGTGACGACTTTTGGCGAGTGGTTGACCCGGAAAATTTAGGGGCGATGGTGTCGGGAGACGAGGCCGCTATAGAAGCACTGGTCACACAGGTACTTGAAGGCAGATCAGCCGCGCTCGTGAGACAAGCCGAAGAAAATGCCGCTACCTTAGCGGGACTGACCGAGGAATTAGCCGAGCAAACAGCCAAAACTCCTGCGGAGATCAAAGCTGATGTTAAAGCCGCCGCTAAAGCAGCCAAAGCAAAAGCCGCCGCAGAGAAAAAAGCCGCCGCAGATGCCGAGAAAGCCGACGATGCGGCAGAGCAGGGTGCTGCACCTGACCCCGCTTCGGAAACCCCCGCGCCCAAGATAGAACCCCGAACGGACGCTGGCACTTTTGTAAAAGTCGGTGGCCGAAGAACGACAGGGGCGCGTTTCCGGCAGGAGATTGAAGACGAGCTTCTGCAAAACAACCCACGAATCAGTGGCGTACTTCTTACGGAAGCGGCAACCAAGCGTTTAGAGGGCCTTAAAGCCAAAGCGCGACAGAACGCCGTAGCGAAAATGGGTCCTACCGATGTGCAATACATTGTGCGGCAGTCGGGCCTCGGGTCTGCTACTTTTGAATTTATTAGTCGTGGCGGAGAGGTAGTTACACTTGTCGGCACCCGCGCCAACGCAATCAAACAATTCCGCACCGGAAAGGGTAATTTGCAGGTCGCTGCTGACAAGGCTCGGAAACGCGCCAACATCAGCGTTCCAACACCGGAGACACTTGCGCAAAAACAGAACGCCGCAGCGGCAGAGGGCGCGGAAGCCGTCCTACCGCAAGATGCGCCGTATCAACTTACCCGGAAAGAGGCCCGCGACAGAGCAGTAAACTACGGCTTGGACCCGGATAACGTAGTTGCTTACCGGGTGCGCGTTGGTGACAGCCCCGTTGAAGAAAACTTGTACGTCTTTACCGGAAAGCAGTCTGTACCCAAAAGTCAGACTATTGTTATCAATCGGGGAGAGACAGACCGAGTTGTAACCTATCTGGACGAAGCCGATGCCGAGGGAATCCAAAAAGTTCTTGATGAGCAGGGCGTCAACCTTGCAGAGATTGCGCAAGAAACTCTTTCCGCCGCGCAAGTTGGGAAGAGCAAGGAGTCGATTTCTCGCCAAACCCGCATTAACAAAACTCGACAAGAGCAGGAAGTCCTTGTTCCGACAATGTACGAGATCGTTCAAGGCAGGAAACAAGACGGCAATCAGGGCAAGGCGGTCATTCATGTTAGAACTGCCAGCGGGTTTAATGATGAATTTAAACCTCAATACCCCAAACCCGTTGCAAAGGGCGATAACAAGACTGTTGCCAAAACGATCACTGTCAAAGACGGCGACTGGACCAAGGCTTTCGAGCAGGCCAGAGATTGGGTCCGTCGCGATGTGAAGAAATACCCTGACGCGACAATAGATGCGCCCACGAAAAAAGACACAGGGCTTGGCCTACCGGTGTGGGTTCGTGAAACGCTGCCAATCCCACAGGTTGCTGATGACTTCCCTTTCAAGACCAAGGCTTCCAACACAGAATCAGACCGTACACTTACAAAAGCGTTTATCCGCAAAAACACGTTGAACCTCGGCCCTCGCGTAAGAGGGTTGGAAGGGAACCAGTTTGAGACTAGGCTCGAAGCCGCCGGGTACACGATTGTAGAAAGGTCTGAAACAGGGCCAAAAGCCAAGAACCCCGCAAGCTGGAGAGAGGCAAACGTTGCCGCGCCCCCGACAGTTCAGCCTACAGTTAGAATTACTGACAACAACGGCGAGACTGCCCGAGAGTTGGCTAATTTACAGAACTCCGTTGTCCATGCCGTAAGCGAAGTACAGACACCCGTCTACTCTATCTCCATCGAAACGCCGACCAGTGTTGATCGGGCCGGTTACGTTCGCGCCATGACAGTTAGTTCTGACGCTGACCCCGCTTTCAAAAGTTCGTCAGCGATTATTAGCGAAGACACCGTTGCTGCTACTGTAAAAACTTACGAAAACTTTCAGATACTGTTGGGTGAGTTGCTTGCTCCCGGCGCTACTCCCAAGCCCCTGTCTAAATTAGTTACTGAATTTTTTGATAATGAGGTAAGCGCGGGACTCATTCGACGCTTCGACCGAGGCAATTTGCGTGAAAACTTTGAGAGGCACCTTGAAGAGTTCATGCGGGGTAGAGACGCCTCGGTGTCTCTGGAGCAGATTTACACCAAATACGTCTCGAACCGAAAAAGAGTTACGTCCAATTTGGAAGTCGTAGACAGCAACTTGTACGATACGCTGCTTCGCGCTAAAGCCGAAACGCGCCCCGCCGGCAACGCGCAGCCCCTCTACGGGTCGTACCACGCTAACCTACTTTGGGATCAAATTCTTCATGGGAAGAACCGTATCCGTTCCGGAGATCTGCTACGGGACGATCAAGTCTCTATGCGCAGCCCGGTGCCGGGGCCAGTGGAAACTGCCGACCGATCCAGACTGATGCCACAAGGCGGTTCTCTCGTGAACAGGCCGCGAGGGTACACAGTTCCGGGGCTGGAAGACTGGCTACCGATCGACGCACACCCCAGCAGTCCGGCCCCGAGTACTATTGGTGAAAGTATTTCTGACGCACAAGGCCGTACCATTGGGCACTTACAGACGGGTGTGAGGAGGTTTACAGAAGACCAAAAAGCCTTTTTACAGCGCTTGGGCGCGGTACCGCCAAACGAGAAAAATCGGTCTGCCTTCGGAGACAAGGGGGTCGTCAACGTAGTTGGGCCGTTTATTCCTAGAGGGATGCAGAAAGATCTCTTCCCCGACTTTTCTCCCACGGGGGTATTTGAGGCAGCGGGGAGGTTTGAAGCTGGAACTTTTAACCCTTACGCGCCACTGGGCAACAAACAATTCACTGGTGCAGGGAACGTTGCCGCCAGTGGGCCACGAGGCCGACCGCAAGAGCCATGGTCTGTGCAGGCTGCTCGGGACAATCCCCGAATATCCGCAAGAAGGTTTACGCTTGACGAAGCTCAGGCCAGATTTAAAGAAGGTTTGATCAGTAACGATGAGCTTCAGCGAATCATTGAGGAAACCAGAGCGCTAGACCCCGATTGGCGCAACCGCCCTCGCAGGCCGAGGGAATCACCAGCCCGTTCCGAAGTTCCTTACGGCCAAAGAATTTCCCAAGAAGGTCGCGAGCGTACCGCAGCTATAGAGCAAAGAACAATATCGGACATCAACCGCATTTTTGGTTCGCAGCGCCCGGTCGCAGTCCATGCTGGCACCCACGCCCCCGCTTGGCCGTTTGGCTCCGGCCCACGCATTGCCGCTAGGACTGGAGCCAAAGGCCCCGAGTCTGAGTACAGCCGTGCGTTAAAAACCACAGAGATTATTACCGAACGAGCCGAAGCAGCCGCCGCAGCCGTAGAAGGACAAACTCCAGTCGCTAAACAGTTTGGCGAAACAGGTCCAATTCGCTCGGGCGTCAGGGAGTGGGTCCAGAACCAGCTTGGTAAACGGGGAAGCATTGTGGTCACCAAGTTCGACTTGTCTGGACAGGCCAACAACTCAAAGACCAAAAACACTCTCGTTCTGCGCAGTAAAGAAAACGTCAACACTGTCGAAGTGTTCTCCGACCTTAAAGACGGTGAGGTTATAAAAGCTGCCGACATTGGCTCCAAGACTTCCGGCAGGCGCAGTAGTTTAGAAACAAACTTGCGCGGCAAGACTTCCGGCAAGCCTGTTTCCGCCAAGGGTATTACAGAACAAGAGGCCGCAGGCGCAGGTGGCAACGGCATGGGGACTTGGATACGCCGTCGCCCCGAAACAGCCAAGCAATACTGGCGCGGATACGCCGACTCGATGGCAGACGACGCCATGCCCCGCGACCCAACCCTTGGGCGGGACCTTCAAGACTTTGGTAGAAGCAGGGGCCGCATCGGTGGCGACGACATGTTGGGTGGGCCGAGAAGGGTTCAGCGAGCCAAGCCTGTAGACGGTCGCCCCCGCGCTACCGGACCCGAACCGGAATGGCCCAACAAGGACCGAGTTACAGAAGCTATCGACGACTCCAGCGGGGACGCAGCAGCCGAGGTCGCAGAAATGCTGGAAGACTTTACGGGCCAATCTCCGCCTATGACGATGGCCTCGTTGGCAGATAAGCCCGTTGGTAGAGCCTTGAGGCTCTGGCGGGCCTCGGCTTCGTTCTTGTCTGCACCGTTTAACGTAGTACGTACTCCAAGAACTGTTGCGGAGAACCTCGCGAAAGACAGCAATAGGGCCTTTTCGATCATCGGGATGTTGCGCAAAGGCATGGACAGAAATCTCAACGTCACCCACGGCGACTTGGACAACCCCCTGCGAAATCACGCGATGAAACAGACTGCTTATGCGGTGAACAAGCAGCTTGGTCGCGTACATAGAGACTTGGAAAGAATTGGCAATGAAGCTATTTCCCGTACGGCAGACGCCGTGGCTGTCTACCGCAACACCCTTAACGATCTCGAAAACCTGTTTAACACGATAACGATAAAACAGGGCAACGAGTGGGGACTTAGGGCAATCGCTCTTCGCGAAGGCGATCAGCAAATTTCCCCGCGACAGGTAGATGTCCTTGAGTCCAAGTCTTACGACATCACAGGCGAGGAAACTTTGCAGATAATGCAGCAGGCCAAGGCCACGCTGCTTGATCCTTTCGTGGAAGAGATAAACGCTTGGGCAAGACTACGGGCGCACAACCCCGACGATGTGTTGTCACTGGACCGGTACGCAGACCATTACGTTCCCCGACTTATTGACCCGGTAGAAAGCATTATTGCGCAATACCAGATGTTCTACCGAGGAGAACTCTCACAAGAATTTATGGAACAACGGTTTCATAATTCTCTCAAGCCCGAAATGATAGAGCAGTTGCATAACATTATGCGGCAGGGGCTGGACAACGCAGACACACGGCTTCGCGAATATCTTAGGACCACGGCAGTAGAGTCCGAGTTGTATAAGACAGAGATGCAGGACGCGATTCGCGCAGACATCGACAACATCAAAGAAGGTCTTGAGTCCGTTAGTCAAAGCACTGGGGGCAGGTCTTCTGAGTTCCCCATTCGGTCGAGAAAAGAACCACGGGAAGCTCCCGATGTGGGCCTGATGCGCGATCCGTACACGGGCGAGATGTACGAAAACCAAGTCTCTCGCTTTGGTTCTGACCCTACGCCGGGAGCCAGCGCCGTAGGCGATTTCGACCGAATCAGGTTCATGCACGATCACCAAGGGTTCCGGCTTACTACGTACAACCCCATCGAACTCATGCGGCTAAAGTCAGAGGAGTTGCAAAACTATCTCATCGGCATACGACTACTGGACGACCTTGAGGAGCGGGGTTTAGTGGTCCGCGTGGTGTCCGATGATAATGTCCGCGCCCCTGCTGGTATGACCCTTCTACCCACGGATCTTATGGAAAAAGTCACCGAGTTTTCCCAGCAGAGCCGCAAGGGCGAAAAGAAGGGTACCATCCAGTACTTTGCCGACCCCGATAGCGCAGAGATTCTACGTCGCAACTTCGCAAGCACTGGGCTTTTCAAACGTGGCTTTGAGGGGTCTACCGTTTTGGAGGAGTCGGCAGGCAGCGGTGGAATAGGACGTTTCCCCCGCGATATCTGGTCCCAAGCTCGACGAGTCTCCAACCTTCAGAACATGTTGCAGCTTGGAGTGTCCGCGTTCCACGCTTCTACGATGATGTACGAAGGCGCGTCGAGTCACGGCGCATTGGGTATTTCAAAAATTCTCAGGGCTTCCCGAGGCGCAACACGAAAGATCAGGAACATTGGTTCCAGTGCAGAAGTGAAACGCGCTGACTATCAGTATGAGTACGGCGGGTACTTCAGTGACTTGGAAAAGAAGTTTCGTAAAACCAACAAGATACCCGAGGGAAAGAAGCTGACAGCACGGCAGATCGACCTCATTGGTAAACAAGTTACGCGGGACTTGGTAAGGGATACTGCAAAGCATGCGGCGTTGTTTGTTACTCCGTACGCTGCCGTGAGCCGTGCAGCCTTGCAGATGCCAGAGTCTCTAAGGTTTCCTCTTTCCGGGGGTGGTACGAGCATCTGGAAAGCCAAGCCAAACAACAGGCTTGTGTACGGAACTCGTACCGGGCCAGATGGCCAAACTATTAAAACAGCGCGTAGCCTACGTGGTCTGATGAACTTCCCTTTGAACACTGTTCCGGGCTACCTCGACCACGTTATTGGCAACATTCCCGGCGCGAAGAAACTGGGTGTCGGTTACGAAAACAAATTTGGGGAACGTCTGTCGTGGTCTACACCCTTCCATGGAGAGGCGTATGGTTGGGCAAACTACGGCCCGACCGGAGCAATGGCCGACCGCCTGTTCCGTGGCATCCTCCCGTCTGAACAATTCGACCCGACTTACTCTATGCTCGTAGAGAAGGTTGCAGAAGTCAACGGCAGAGCGGCAGGCTACCGTCCCGAGTTCCGTAAACTCTGGGACAACACGTGGCGAAATCAGTGGGAAATTGTTTTGAAAGAAGACCCCCACGCTCCTTTCTCTCAGAGGTTTGACCGTTTCTCCGGAGCAGACACGCAAGCTTCCGGGCTGGGGAAAGTTACGAAGCGAGCTACCAAAGCAGTACAGACAGCGGGCGGCGTTATGACAGAAGCCGTAGAAGACGCCTCGCGCCTGCTCTTTGAAAAGATTGTCCCCAACGCAAAACTCGCGGCGTACATGGACCTTGCGCGTTACGAGATGATGCGGCTGGGCGACAATGCCAATCCGCTCAAAGTGGAGGACGCACTTAACCGCGCATGGGACTCCGTAGATAACCGCTTCGGGCAGATGGTTTACGACCGCCTGCATTGGAATCGGTCGATGCGCGACTTTGTAATGCTGCTTCAACGCGCCCCCGGCTGGAACTTCGGTACTGTTCGGGAGTTTGGTGGAGGCATACTTGATTTCGCTCGCGAAGGCACTAAGTCAACCCGCCGCATTGCCAACCCGTTCACAGCGGAACAGAAAAAAAGCGGCGAGCTTACTCCGCGATCAGCTTACATAATTGCGCAGACAGCAGTTATCCCTTTGTACGGCTCGTACATCGAGTACTTCCTGACCGGCGAGTGGCCTGAGTGGGACTACGAAATTGGCGTTGACCAAGACATGCACCCGGCCATGCAGGTAGCCAGCAATTACGTATATAACTACATGAAGCTGGCGCACCCCAGAACAGGTCGAGTCATAAATGGCGTAGAGGAACGGCTCAGTCAGCCGACAAACCAGAAGGATGTGATGAAAGTCCTTGCGGCGTTTATGAAAATGTTTGGGGACATCGAGGGCGACACGCTTCTCGACAGGGCTGGAAGCACCCTTTCGCAATCTTCGGTAGTGGGTGAGGAGCTTCTGCATATCGCAACAAGCAAGACTAACCCGATGCTTAGTACTATGGCCGAGTACGGTGCCAACAGACGGCACGACGGCACTCAGATCGTGGTGCCGGATGACACCTTCCCGCAAAAAGCAGGGGCAGTAGGGATGCATGCTCTAAAGTCTTCGTTGCCGTTCTCCATAACAACTATCGTAGACCGGATGGCAAACGGCCTGCCACCCAGACAACTGGCACTACAACTGCTTGGGCTTGCCCGTGCAAACCGTCAGTTCGAGATCCCTCGTGCAGCGCAAGCGATAAGAGATTTGAGGGGCGGCGGCTACGACGTAGATGCGAACACTTCCATAAAACGAAACTTACGTAACATCATTCAAACGTACGATCAGCAACAGGGCCTAGAAGCAAGTGACATAGTTGGTGGCCCGCTTCGTATAACCAAGGACGAGTTTCGTGACGCCGAAAAGCAGCTTATAAAGCAGTATAGCACCGACAAAGAAGGCAGGCGAAAGCTAAGAGATTTTAAAGATAAGAGCAAACTATCAGTATTGGCACGAAAACTTTCCACCATGCAGTTCTCCAACGCTGGCAAGGCAATTGGAGTTTTGAAGAAAATGACGACAAGCGATTGGAAGACGCTGGACGAAAAGACGTACAATAGCCTTGTCACCAAAATTGATAATTTAGCCGTCATGGAAGAACGACGAGTCTCGGTAGGAGGTTCCAGTTCGGAACAAGTCAACGCAAAAGCAAAGGCTGACAGACTTCGCCGCCTCATGGTCACGGGCAGAAACATACGTAGGGGCAACGACAGGGAAGCTGGCACACGAGCTTTTGACGCGAACGTGGCATCGGGTAGATAATGGCTGTAACCGACGACAAGATAACTGACTGGGTGGTAGCAACAGGAAACAACCTCCCGGCAGACACCGATGTGATCGGCTCAGATCTCGGCGGACAGGTTCGCAACATCAAGGGCGTAGTTCGGGAAGACATCGACAAAGGCTTCACAGAACGCCAGTCGTCGTTCAGCGTACGCAATATCTCCCACTCGCAGAACGCTATCACCAGTACGTTCGGGGCCTTTGGCGCACAGGTTCTTTCTCGTCAGGGCGTCAACAATCGGGGGTACAGCAAGTACGGTCAGGATTTCGTTATCGCTATTAGCGACAGCGAGGCTTACAAAAGTTTCACACCTTTCCGACCGTTCACCTTGTTCACCAAGTTTACTTCCAAAAACGGATCTTCCGGCAGCTTTGGTGCTGACACGGCCACCTCCGGCTACGCTGCTCATCGCGCCACGGTGTTGAACTCCCATGTCATCGGTAGCGGCAGCGGGGATCAGGGTGCCCTGATGCCTCTTCCGGCATGGCTCGCTGGCAATGTGCCGTACACCGAAGCCGAGATGCTGGAGTTGTTTAATAACTACACGATTGTCTACGCTTCGTTGCCATACGTCCCCATCTCACTTCACCCCCGCGTACACACTACGGCGGACTACCCGAAGATGAGCTATGGCGACGGCTCTTTTTTGGGAAGCACTTACAAGTACGGCTATCTGGAAGTTCTGACCACACGCGCAGACTTGGCCCTTGCTGGCATTACGCGCACATCTTCCACCACCTACCCACTACAAAATCAAGTAGACATGGTGATTGAAGAGTGCGTCATCAAGGTAGTTAACGCCAGTTCGTCGGTCATAGAAAATCGCCTAGTTACCCGGCAAGCGTTTGAGATTGACTCAAGCGGTAGCAGTGACCCCACGCCCGAAGTTATTAGTGGCGTGACCTACGACAAACACAAACTACGGTTACATAATTTCTTACGGTTCCCGACAGCACACAACACCGCTCCGACCAACACGTGGCTTATGGACGGAGAGTTGTCAGCGACTTGGTACAGGGGCCTGCCAACCAGTGCCATTTGGACGAATGACGACCACACGTGGTCAGGCGACAACCCGTATATCTACACACTTGAGCAAACAAACCTTTACTGGGTGTGTTCGGATGATCGTCCGGGGTCCCAATTTAACGATGTGCCAAACGCTGGTGTACACCAGAAGTACATCATCCAGTCTCCGTGGGAAGTAGACAGCCGCGTAGAGCTT